CGTCGCCGACGGTGGCGTCGGCCTTGAGGGCGGCGAGGTCGGCGAAGGTGGCGGCGCTCGGCAGGTTGGTGGCGGTGACGTCGTTCGGGTCGCCGGTCTCGCCCACGAGCGGGACGACCGGGGCGCTGGTGGTCGCGTCGCCGAAGCAGATCGACGGCTTGCCGTCGACGGGCAGCGAGACCGTCGAGGTCAGCGCCACTCGGGCGTCGCCACCGAATTGGCCGGCGACCACGCGCAGCTTGCCGGTGGCCTTCGGTGGCTCGTCGGCGTTGAGCCCGACGAAGAAATAGGCGACCTCGGTGTCGTGCTGGAACAGGAATTGAGAGAGCCCGTCGACGATGTCGGGATCCTGCAGGTAGGTGATGTCGAGGCTGTAGCTGGTGGCGCCCACATTCTGGATGGTCTCCTCGGGCCCGCACCATGTCGCGGGGACGGTCTCGCTCGACAGGTTCGGCGAGGCGGTGAGCGCTCCGCTGGTGATCTGGCACGAGAACGCGTCGTAGGACGCGGCCTCGGCGGTGCAGGGGTCGGCGATGGCCGGGTCGGTCAGCGACAGCCCGAAGGTGCCGTTCTCGATCTTGAAGACGTGCGATGGCATGGGATGGCTCCGTTCAGCAGGTGGCTCGGGGTGAATCGACGGTGAGCAGGTAGGCGTCGTGATCGATGCCGGCGACGGCGATGATCTGCGGGGCGATGGTCTCGATCACGAAATGGTCGCCGCCGGCGCGCATCCCGCGGGTTCCGCCGAGGCCGTCGAAGAGCGCATCGGCGAGGGTCGTCAGCTCGCCTTCTGGATCGTCGGCGTCGACTCGTCGGCCGATGGCGTAGACGATCGTCGAGCAGTTGAAGACGACGCCGGCCTCGATGCTCGGTGTCGCTCGCGGGAGCCCGACCACGACGCAGGGCAGGGCGTTGACGTCGTCGGGGAGGCGGTCCCAGATCTCGACGGGCTCGCCGGTGCCGGTGGTCAGGGCGAGCGCCTCGACGGCGGTACTCAGCGCGGTGCGGGTCTCGGTCAGCATTCACCCGATCCCAACGTTTCGCATGTCGAGGTGGCGGGTGAGCAGCCGGGCGACGTCGGGGTCGTCGGACACGAAGCGGGCGATGTAGGTCTCGGTCCCGAAACCGGCGACGCCCTCGGGCGTCTTGCGGCGCTGGTAGAGCCGGGCGGCGAGGAGGAGGATGGCGAGCTGGACGTCGGGATGGCACCACTCGCATTCCATCGCCCGCTCGTAGACCCACTCGGTCGCTGCGCTCAGGGCGACCGTGAGGTTGGCGTCGTCGGTCGACGTCTTGGCGCCGAGGTTGCGCTTGAGGGTCGGCAGGTCGGCGACCACCTCGCCCGGCGCTGGCATCGGCGGGCAAGGGTCGTCGACGTCGTAGGCGGCGTCGAGGGTCACGTCGCGGTCCGTTCCTCCAGCGCGTCGAGGAGCGTCGTGCGCGCCTTGCCCGCTCGCTCGGCCTCGAGCACCGATGCTGCCGCGTCGGGGTGCCCGTCGACGTAGGCGAGGACATCGTCGACGGTGTGCGCGGCCGGGTCGAATTGCTCGGGGTCGGGCTCGGGCTCGGGCGCGGGTGCATCGTCGCCGGCGCCAGTCCAGATCGGGGCGAGCCCGAGCGACTCACGGTTGGGGTCGTCGAAGGTCGTGCCGCTCACGGGGTCACGCCGATCGAAACCACGCCAGTCGGCTCGATCACCACGGCGTCGAAGTCGCCGGCGTAGCCGACCTGGACACCCCACACCGAGGGCTCGACGACCTGCATGTTGCCGTAGCGGTACTCGAACGCCTTGACCGCTGCGGTCGAGTAGACGAGCACGGTGCCCTCGTCGAGCCCGGCTGACATGATCGTGGCGACGCCCGAGAGCGCTGCCTGGGCGCCGTTGGCGATCGCTCCGGCGGCAAAGCCAGAGCTGATCGCGTTGGTCGGGTTGATCGGCGGGAACATCGGACCGATGACGCCGAGCATGTCGGGCGAGACCGCGACGACCGTGCGGCCCTGGCCCTTCGTGGCGGCGAACACCGCGCCGGCTGCACCCCAGATCGCAGCGTTCACGTCCTCCCACGTCGGCGACGCGGGCAGGACCGGGCCGACGGTGGCGGCGGCGGTCATGACGTCGCCCATCTCCTCCTCGGTCTCGATGCCGTACTGCTCGGCGAGGTCGTTGATGACCATGTCGAGGATGGCGGGCGAGGACCGGTTGATGTCCTGCTTGGAGACGTTGACGTAGCCGCCGAAGGTGTCGGCGCCGAGCGGCGTCTTGGTGATCAGCATCTTGCGCGATGCCAGCTCGGTCTTTTCACCGGCCTGCTTGGCGACGAGGGTGTGCTGGGTCACCCGGGCGTAGGACCAGGCGCCGGCGCCGAGGTCGGTCACGCCGATCGACGCGATGAGCGGGCGGGCGACCTCGACGAAGTTGACGACCGGGGAGACGATCGACTCGGGGAGGAGGCCGGGGTTGTCGGCGGTGGTCTGGTGGGCGGCGACGCGGTGGAACACCTCGAGGCGCTCGGCTGCGGCGCGGTCGCCGAGCTGGCCGTAGTACAGGTCGGCGATGTAGGCGCCGGCCGAGCGGTACTCGACGGGGCCCGTCGTGCCGGCGTGGCGGCGGGCTCCGAGCTCCTTGTCGATGTCGCGGAGGCGGTTGCGGTTCTCGATGGCGAGCTTGGACTGCTCGCGCAGCGGGTCGAGCTGTTCTCCCAGCTCGGAGATCCGCTTGCGGGCGGTGCCGATCATCTCCATCTCAGGCGCATTCAGGTCGCGGTTGGCGTCCTGGGCACCGGAGACGAGACCTTCGACGAAGGCGTTGCGCTCCTCGAATTCAGCTTCGAGGCGGGCGATCATTGCATCGGTCGAGCCAGACATGGCGACCTCCTTTACGAGAGACGGTGGGGTTCTCGTAGGCGTCGGTCACCCGCTACAGCCGGCCCTCCCTGAGGTCATCAACGGCTGGTAGATCGCGGTGCTCTACTGCGGGGAAGTCTGACGTGCGCGACGACGTCGGTCAAGTACTGCGCTGCTCGAACCACGCCAGGATCTCGTCGAGGTTCGGCGTGGCGACCGGCGTGGCCTGCTCGAGCGGCGCTGCGGCGGCGGAGCGCACCGAGAGCACTCGGCCGTTGTAGGCGCCCTCGGGCACCATCCCGATGTGCTCGAGGAACGCCTTGGTGATGCGGCGCCGGCTGCGGTTCTCGAGCCAATGCTCGCCGCCTCGCATCGGGGCGAATCCGACCGAGGCTTCCAGCGAGTGATCCTCGGCGAGGGCGAGAGTCTCGTCGCCGAGGATGGTCTGCGCGATACGCAGCTCGGCGACGAGGCCTTCGGTGCGGCTCGGGTGCAGAGCGAAGGCGCGACCGATCGTGCGGTGTGGGTCGTGGTCGCGGTTGACCTTGACTCGGTTCGCTCGGCGCTCGACGCCGGCGAAGCTGCCGGGCGCGAAGGACTCGACGACGGCGCGGCCGTGGACGAGCGCTGCGGCATCGTTGTCGTAGGGGATGGCCACGAGCTCGATGATGCGGTCGGCGTAGCGGACGTCGAAGTCCGTCACCGCTCGCAGCTCGATCGCGCGGGTCGGTGCGCTCTGCTCGGCTTCGAGGTCGGCGAGGTCGGTGTCGGTCATGTCAGCGCCTCCGCTGCGGTCGTGGTGCCGGCGAAGTCGCCGGTGGTGGCGTAGCGCTCCAGAGTCTGGACCTGCTCGGGTGTGAGCACGCCGATGCGGATGAGGATCTCCCAGGTCTGGGCCCGGGTGTACGGATCGGAGCGCACGTACTCATCGCGGTTGACCTCGACGTCGGTGCCTCGGGGCAGCAGCCATTGGCTCAGCGCTGGCATGACCGCGCCGGCCTTCGGGCGCAGCCCCGCGCGCCAGTGATAGTCGAAGAGCGAGACGACGTTGCTGTAGGTCATCGAGTCACCGCCCGAGGGCAGCCCGACGAGGAACGGTGGCACGCCGAGGAGGTTGGCGATGCGGCTGTCGTTGTATCGGCTGAGGTCGACGAGCGCCATGTCGGTCGGGCTCATCTGGAGCTGCTCGATCTCGATGCCGCCCGAGAGAACGGCGGGCATGCCGAGGTTGTTCATCCTGCTGACCCACCATTCATGGCGGAGGTCGTCGGCCTGGATCTTGCTCAGCTCGAGCGGATGCTTGATCA